GATTGGGAATTGAGGTACGAATGTTCCGAATATCTTGTATCTGACAATGAGCACTATGCAAGCTGTATCGACAAGGTTTATCGCGAAAATGAAACTGATTTTACTTTGGGCGATATAAAGACCACTTACGTGCTTGACAAGGAATCCGTAAGATGGCAGTTGAGTATATATGCATACTTTTTTGAGTTGCAGAATCCGGGATGCAATGCGGTAAGGCTTATAGGTATATGGTTGAGAGGTAAAAACCATGAGATAGTAGAAGTCGAGAGAATACCATCAGAAGTTGTAATGAATCTGTTGAAATGTGATTCGGAAGGCAGACAGTTTGTGAATCCCTATTCCATATCCCCTGTTACTCTTCCCGACGAGTACCGAAAGATGGAGAGGACAATACAGGAAATTGTATCACAGGCAAAATACTGGTCCGATAAAAAGAAAGNATCATTTACTCGCAAAAAGGACACTATCAGAAAGGATTTCGACAAGAAAGCGTTTGAGAAAGATTATCCTGATTTGTATAAGAAATATTTAAAAGAGATTCCAGTAGTTGGAAGTGTAACATTAAAAACAATATAATTATGGCAATTTTAAGTGGTTCTATATCTAAAGAAATTGAGATATGGAAAGATATTGTCGGATATGAAGGACTATATCAGATAAGCAATTTAGGCAGGGTGAAAAGTTTGAAAAGATATGTGCCACACTTCAAAGGAGGATTAAAAGTTGTACCTGAAAGGATAAAGACGATTTTTTATCAAAAAGACGGAAGACCAAGGGTTGAACTCAGTAGGGGGAATTTAAACAGGAAATTCCTTGTTTATAGACTTGTAGCACAGGCATTCATCCCTAATCCTAATAACTATCCTTGCATAAATCATAAGGATGAGAATCCGACAAACAATTCTATTGAGAATTTGGAATGGTGTACCCATAAATATAATATGAATTATGGCACAAGGACACATAGGACAGCAATAGCCAAATATAAGCCCGTTGGAATGTATCATCCAACATTGAATGTGCTTATGAGGGTATTCGACAGCATTAAAGAAACCTCATCTTATTTTAGTGTTACCGAATCTATCGTATCTAAATCATTAAGATCTGAAAGTAAAACAGTAAAAGGTTATAAATTAAAATTTATTTGATTATGTTAAGAGGAAGTATTTGTTTATCAGACATTCCAAAGGAATTAATAAAGAAAGTAAAGTGTAAAGATGGTAAGGAAAGATGTTTTTTAAACTTCGCAATCTTCAAGCGGAAAGAACCTGCTACATTTGGAGATATTACTTATACTCATTTTATGAGTTGCGCTCCTAAGAGAGAAGAGAGAAAAGAGGGTGTAAGATACATCATAGCAGATTTATCAGAAACTGTTGATTCTAATAAATATCCATCTTCCACAGAAGTAGAAGCTGCTCCGAGTGTTTCCCAGGATGATGATCTAGATTTGCCCTTCTGATGAAGTACGATGGTTCCAATCCTCTCCACGTCCAGCAGGCAAGAGCGAAGCTGGAGAAGTTGATAAAGGAACAGAAGGTGTTTGAACTGACGGAAAAGAAACTGCAAAGGTCTTTAAATCAGAACAAATACCTTTATGTCTGCCTTGCTTATTTCGGTTGCCAAATCGGTGAAACGATGGAATATGTAAAGCGGAACTATTACAAGATTCTCTGCAACAAAGACACTTTCGTCCGTGAGAGAGAAGACAAGTTTTTGGGTCGGATAAAGTATCTACGAAGTTCTTCTGATCTTGACAGCGCGGAGATGAGCCTAACTATTGAGCGGTTTCGGAATTTTTCGAGTGCCCAATGTGGTATATATATCCCATCTCCAAACGAAGAACGTTTGATTCAGTTGATGGAGATAGAGGTTGAACAAAACAAATTTCATATTTAAATGAAACTTACTTTGACAAAACAAGAAGTGCTTCTCATCCAGTTACTTCTTCATATTTATAAAAACGAGTTGCCCGATGACGTGACAGAGAAGCATGGACGTTTTGTCGGGAAGCTGTACAAGAAAATCAAAAGACAAGTTATTAATCAATTAAAGCAATAAAATTATGGAATCGAATATTTCGCGCGATCATATTGCGCTTGAAGCAATGAAGTGCATAATGATGACAGCAAAACGCAGGAGAACTTTATGGAACAGAGTTGTAACATTGTTTTTCCCATCCGAAGAAGTTAGTATTACAAACTACAACTCTGAAAAACAGGCTAAAGCAGCTTATCAGATAGCTGATGCAATGATTAAGGAACGTAACAAGACAAAGGAGGAATGATTATGATGCATACATGGTTTGAGGTAAAGATTAAATACGAAAAAGTAATGGGAAACGGTATGAGCAAAAAAGTAACGGAACCCTATTTATTTGATTCTTTATCTTTTACAGAAAGCGAAGGAAGATGTATTGAGGAAATGACACCGTTTATCAGCGGTGAGTTTACTGTTTCTGACATAAAACGTGCCAACTATTCTGAGATATTTTTCTCAGATGAAGAATCGGCTGACAGGTATTTTAAATGCAAGTTATACTTTATCACATTGGATGAAAAAACTGATGCGGGAAAGAAAACATCCACAAACATTCTTGTTCAAGCAGCCGACTTGAGAGATGCAGTCAAAAAACTGGATGAAGGAATGAAAGGCACAATGGCAGACTACGTGATTGCTTCGGTAGCGGAAACTGCTATTATGGATGTTTATCCTTATGAAGCAAATCCAGATGTTAAACCAGAGTTCCCTAATGCTTAAAAATTGACTGATATGGAAGAGTTTATTTCAGATTGGTTCATTCCGATGGATTTCGGTAATGATATGCCGGACGAAGAGTCGGATGGTGAGGATAATTTCAATTTTGATTGAATAATGTTAGGCGGTATGTGGTATAATGTGAGAATGGCTGTCACACCCTATATGGTTTCCCTAGATGCAGGTTCGATTCCTGTTACCGCTTCATAAATGTGAGCCACACATAAATGGCATGGGTTAATAAATAATGGTTGTGCCCCGGAGAATGCGCTTCGGGGCTTTTAATTAAAAAGATAGAATGAGACATTTAGAAGATCAGCTTCAAAAGGCTATTATTCAATATTGGGATTTTAAATACCCTAAATGGACGAAAAGGCTCCATCATTCTCCCAATGGAGGAAAGCGTAATGCTATTGAAGCTTCCAAGTTCAAGCAGATGGGTGTTCGTGCTGGCTTCCCTGATTTGATACTGCTTATTCCAAATAGATTCTATCCCTTTTGTGGTATTGAATTAAAAGCAAAGACAGGCAGACAGTCAGAGAATCAGAAAGCTTATCAAAAGGAATTTGAGAGTATTGGGGCGAAGTACGTTGTTGTCCGATCATTGGACGAGTTTATTAAAGTGGTGGATAATTATTTGAAAGATATATGACTTATATAGAACTGATAAATAAGTTTTGGTCTCTTGACGAAGACTGGGAATTTACCTGCTGTGAAACGAGGCTTTATTTTTACTTGCTAAAAACAGCGAATCGTTTAGGCTGGGTGGATAGCTGGACGCGTAGTGATACAAAGGTATCATCTGACGTGGGAGTGTCGGTCAACTCAATGAAATCAGCACGTAACAGATTAGTTCAGGCGGGTCTTATCACATTCAAATCAGGCGGAAAAGGACAACGTGACAAAACAAGGTATCAGATTAGCTATCAAAATTTGACACCTAAAGTTGAACCTAAAGTTGAACCTAAAGTTATACCTAACCATGAACCTAAAGTTGAACCTAAGCCCTTACAGTATAATGTACGCGCATTAGACAAAGATAAAGACAAAGATAATTATCTCTCTCCCCCGCGCGCGTATGAAGAAATTCCGACTGGGATTTTTGAAAGGAGGCTGGATGAGTGCTATGAAGAATTGAAGTCGAATAGTTCATGGATGGAAGCTGTCTGCATGAATACTCGTTTATGTGGGTATAAGGATTTCGCGCCTCCTGATTTTTATGATTATTTGGAGAAGTTCTTTATGAAGCTCCAAAACGAGGGAGAAACTGTTAAATCACCCCAAGATGCAAAATCGCATTTTGCCCGATGGCTGAAAATTGAACTTGAAAAACAACGGAACAATGGAAACAACAATAGGCACAATTATACAGACAAACAGGAAGCTAACGCCTACGCTTTTAGCTTGCTACAACAACATAAGCGAGACCTCGAAGAAGGCCTGGTTGACCAGATGGAAAGACCGTTCTGAGGTTGAAAGAGTATTTTCACCGGTCCAGTGGGGATATGTCCTTCAGAACCCGGGAAAAGCTTATATGGCAGACTGTCCATCGCTGATGCAATATGATGCGCTTTACGGCTATGGCTCTTCCGAATATTGGATTGACATACAGGTGTCCGGCATATTCGGGGCTTCCAACAGCAAGGAAAAGGGCGTTGCCGATGGGATAAGAATCTTTTGTCAGTCCTTTGCCTCACAGGTCAAGGCTTACAAGCTTTCTGAACTGATGCTGTTTTTTGCACGCTACAAGGCCGGGAAGTATGATAATTCATTCGCATCCTTTGATGCCAGAAGAATAGGCAATGCCTTCTTCAAAGAGTTCTATTCCGAAAGAAATTATGAACTGGACGCGATAAACCGAAAAAGGGTGCAGGATGAGATAGAGAACAGAAAATTTATTCCCCCTGAAGGATATTCTTCTTTGACTTTATACAACGAATTGAAACGCCGGGCTGAATCCGGAGATGAGGAAGCCAGAAAAATGCTGATGTCACCATGAGTATGCCAAAGAAAGTCAAACCGGAAATTGTATATGTCAAATGCCGGAACTGCAAGAATGCCTCGGACTTCGGGGATAATTCTGCGTATTGTAAGGCCAAAGGGCATAGAGTGTGTGCCTGTGACAGATACGGGCAAATTTGTAACAGTTTCCAAAAGAAAGAATTATAACGAAAAAAGGAGAAATTTATGAATACCGAGATGCAGACAAAGATACGTGAATGGGAAGCGGAACGCGACAGAAACCTGCGCATCCACTGTCCTCTTGTAGCTGCCAAATTCCAAAGATGGATTGACAAGGCAAAGAAAGAAAACGATAGACGGCATTTCCAGCTCCGTGGCAAGATTTTCAACAAGAAAGCCTGTAGTTGATACTTTCATGTAGGAAATTCATTGTACGGCTTTAAAATAGGTTGTATCAAATAAAATAATTGATAAAAAATACACGATCATGCAAGGAACTGACAAACTGAATACGATAACCAATATCGTATTTGTCCTCACGGACGTTTTAGAAACCAACCTTCTAGAAATGCAGCAGCAATACAAGAAGGAAGGCTTTGAACTCAGACACGATTCAAAAAGAAACTTCAACACAGCCATAGCCGCAATAAAGAGATTGAAAAGTAATGTGAATCATTGCAGCGAATCCACTCAGGAGAACTTCGGCAATGATTCTGATATGGTGAACGCCATGTTGCTCACACTGATTGACAGATGCGGTGATGATGACAACCTCGCTTATAAGATGTACGAATACATTAAATCTTTCCCGTCCAAACTGAATCTGGACTTGGATTTGGATAATGCGTTCAGTCATTTGTTTAGAAAATCATGAAAACTGCTGACGGTTATCCTGTGGTATGTTACGGTGTAAAAGGTAAATACAATATACATCGCATCTGCCGCCGTTGTGCCATATACCGTAAATACGATTCGATTCCCGAAAAGCCATGCTACAGGCTTCATGGAATACACCTGTTGGGCAGAAGAGAATGCCCGATCTTTGAACAAAAAATTATCGCAATATCAAAATAACGAAAAATAAACAATATCATGGAACAGAAAATAAAGGCTTATAAAGCATTTGATAAGGATTTATCTTGT